GACTGATATTGTCTTGCGTGAGTCGTTCAATCTGGTCGACGAGGGCTTCGTTGTTTCGCTCCATCTCTGTGAGCTTCGCGCTGAGCTCGTCGATGAGCTTCTTCAGTTCGGTGATACGTCCCATGTGTGGTCTCCTATGATGGTGGAATTTGTATGACGTCATCGCTGACGACAGTGGATAGTTTACACCAGCTGGCGGAATGTTCAAGGGGGTTTTCAATGAAATGGTTGAAAATATTTAATAGGGGGGCTTGTTGTTTCAATTAAATCCCGTAAAATAGCGGCTGTTGTTGGCGTTTTACGCCGTAAAAATTTTTTGCAAAGGAGATCACATGAATAAACGAATTGCACAGCTTCGCAAGGAGCTGAATCTTCGACAGCGCGAGTTCGCCGAAAAGGTCGGCGTCTCTACGGGCGCCGTCGGCTCGTGGGAGTCTGGAAGCACAGCGCCCGGGGACGCTAGAATCGGCGTCATCTGTAGTGTCTTCAATGTCCGTCGAGAGTGGTTAGAACACGGCGAAGGCGAGATGTACGAGTCCCCGAACAAACGTTTCGTCGACGATATGATGGCGATGTACAACTCGCTTCCTGAGGACAAGAGGCAGATGTGGCACGACGTGGTCAAGGCGATCGTTGCGGCTGACGGCAATCTGCAGAAGATGGTCTGCAACGTTGAGAACGTCTACAAAAACGCGAACGTCTCTAATGTGAGCGGTCACGTTACGGTAAACCAATAAATTAGAGCTAACGCCAAATAATGTCCATTCTAAGGCTGTTGATTTACTGACAGGTTTTCAACAGCCATTTTTATTTTTTCGCTCGGGGATTCATCGAGTCGGACGCAATTTAGAGACGAGTTTTGAACATTTTCGGCGATAACAACTGCCTCGCGCGCGCGTATATAAAGAAAAATCTCTTTCTTTCTTTATTTCATTCTTTCTTTAGCGAGCGAAACGAAATTTGACTTTTTCAAATTTGACCTCTTGAGCGCGCCGAAAAATCGCTATAATTGTTTTTCAAAGGTACTCCGACAGAGAGAATTTTTAGACAGTGGCGTCGGGAACAGTCGAAAAAATAGGGGGAATTGGGTAGACAGGGAAGATGAGAGTAAGTTGGACTCTTGTTTTAGCGGTCGTTCTAGGGTGTGGTCAGGCGTTCGGAGTCGAATTTCGCCGCGCAGAGCCTAATCTAGACGACGTTTTTGGCGCCTCCTGCCGAATTTCCGTTCAGGGAGCGCGCGGATCAGGGACCTTTGTAGGCGTTGCGGAAGATTCGCCGGACGTCGCGAGGATACTTACAAACTATCACGTTGTGGGACGTCAGAATCACGCGACAGTTGATTTCTGGACTCACGGCAGAAAGCAGTCGATTAGCGGAACGGTTGTACAGCGCGCTTACGACGCCTCAATGCCAGCCGACTTCGCGATTATTGCGGTCGACGCGAACGAACTCAAACGTCTCGTCGATCCGCCGTTCGTCGCTCTCGGCGGTCGAGACGCTCAGCCGGGCGTCAACGCGTTCTTCCTCTCCTCCGGCGGTCCTAAGGGCTGGGCGGTGAAGGCGTGGAAAGGGCAGACTCTCGGCTACTACAATGGCGCGACCGCGTTATTCCAGCCGCACCCGGTGCCGGGTCAGTCCGGCTCCGGCGTCTTTGAGATTGTCGACGACGAACTATTCCAGACCGGGATTATTACCTGGCTAATCGGCACCGAGGGCGACGATAACGCACGAGGCGGCGCAATTCCCATTGCGAACCTATACCGTGCCTTCAAGGGCGAGGTCGTCGCTCCCACTTCTTCCCCAATACCGCCCGGGGCGAAGGAGTGCAGCGACGGCCTCCGGCTCTTGTACTTCCGTCAGGACAACTGCCCTCCGTGCGACGTCTACGCGAACGAAGTGCCACAGCTCGAAGACCTAGCGCCGCTCGAAATTGTGGACGCCGCGAGTGAAGACGGATACAAGAGCGCGGTCGAGTACGGCGTAACAGAGCTTCCTACTCTCGTCATCGTATCGTCGGACAAACACTTCACGGTTACGTTCGAGGACATGAAGAAGACCTCGCTTCTCGAAGCGGCGAAGGGCGCGATTCAAGGCGTTCATTTCGCGGAAGCGGTCGACACGCCCGCCTTCGCGCTTCGTCCGCCGGTACGAGAGCAAATTACGCCGGAGAACGCAGGACTACTCGACGACAGCGAGAAGCGATGGAACAATCGCGGGAAGTCGCCGGATTCTAGCGCGCTGATCAAGCCGGACCAAATAGGCGGCGTCCAGGACGCGATTAGAAAGTCCCTTGAAGCGCAGACCGAAAAGCTCGCACAGAAACTCGACTCAATCGTCGCGTCGTCGGTGAAGCGCAACCTAGTAAAAATCGTACTCGGTCTCCTAGCGATACTCTGGTTCGCGCGCATGGGCGGCGCGGCGGGTAAATCGTTCGCCGCGTGGGTGTGGAAGAAAGTGAAACTTGCGATTCGCGAACTCGCTTATCGTGTGAAGACGGAAATTGAGAAGGACTAATGTCAGAACCTATTGAATGGGACGGCTCCACGCCCATTGAACCGAAAATCGGCGACTTCCTAATCTTCAATGAGGTCGCTTGCGAATGTGCCAAAGGCGGCGCGTTGAGTCCCGTTAGGCTGTGCGCGCGGTGCGTCTTGAAGGATCATCGCGCCGCCTGCGGCAATTTTAACTGCGTCGGCTCTAATCGCGCCGATCAGATGAAGGTATACCTTAAGGTCGCCGCTCCTACTGGGTAATTTTCTATATCTCACCTCACGCCACCCAGTAGGACGGTACCTTATGGCAAAATCACTCGAACAACTTTACGAAGAAAAGAAAGAGTGGGCGCGGAAGAAGCACCGCGAGGAGACGGCGGCGTCGCAGGAAATCGGACCGCTTCCAGCCGTTGTTGACGCCGAACGAAAAGCGCGCGCCTTCGACTCGTTCCAGTTCTTCTGCGAAACCTACTTCAAGGAGGTCTTTTACCTCCCCTGGTCGACGATACATCTCGACGTCATCGCGAAACTCGAACGAGTCGTGAAGAACGGCGAAGTCTTCGCGCTTGCGATGCCGCGCGGCTCCGGAAAGACGACGCTCTGCCAGCTCGCCGTCCTGTGGGCTACGATGACGGGCAAGTCCGACTTCGCAGTGCTCATCGCGGCGAACGCTTCGCGCGCCGATCAGCTCCTTGAAGACCTCAAAGTGTGGGTTGAGACGAACGACCTACTGCTCGAAGACTTCCCAGAGGTCTGTTACCCAATACGCAAACTCGAACGCACGGCGCAGCGCCAGCGCGGTCAGAAACTCAACGGCGAACCGACGTTCATCGACCTCAAACTCGGCAGCTTTGTGCTTCCGACCGTCGCTGGCGCGGCGTCCTCGGGCGCGTGTATTAAGACCGCCGGAATGACGGGTTCAGACATTCGCGGTCTATCGTATACCCGGCGAGACGGCAAAAAGACGCGTCCTACGCTCGCGCTAATCGACGACCCGCAAACGCGTGAAATCGCGCAATCGGCGACGCAGTGCGCGAATTGCGAGCGGATTATCAAGGCGGACGTGCTTGGCATGGCGGGCGCGGGCAAAAAGCTCGCTTGTTGTATCACTATGACGGTCGTAGCCGACAACGACGTCGCGCAACGTCTGCTCGACCGTAACCGGAATCCAGAATTTCGCGGCGAACGTTATCAACTCCTGGACGCTTACCCCACAAACATTGAGCTCTGGGAGGAATATCGCCGCATCCGCGACGCAGAACTGCAATCTGACGGGGACGGCTCCCAGTCGACACAGTTCTACGTCGCACATCGCGCCGACATGGACGAAGGCGCGATCCCTACTTGGAAAGAACGTTTCAATTCCGACGAGGTCTCGGCTGTACAGCACGCAATGAATCTCCGCTTCCGAGACGAAGCGGCGTTCCTATCGGAATACCAGAATCTCCCGCCTCAAACGTTGCTCGAAGAGGAATCGTTCGACGGCGAGAAACTGCAAGCGTCGCTCACCGGACGTCAGCGAGGGTGGATTCCCGAATCGGCACAGTTCGCGACCGCCTTTGTCGACGTCCACAAAAACCTACTGTTCTGGGCGCTCTGCGCCTGGGACGACTCCTTCAACGGCGTCATCGTTGACTACGGCGTGTATCCAGAGCAGAAGCGCGCCGTCTTCACGCTCAGCGACTCGAAACCAACGCTTCCAGAACTTAACCCCGGAGTCGGTCTGGAAGCGGCTATATATGCAGGTCTGAATCAACTCCTCGGGCAGTTGTTTTCGAGAGAACTACTACGTGAAGACGGCGCCGAAATTGGTCTCGCGCGCGTTATGATCGACGCAAACTGGGGACCGATGACCGACGTTGTGTATCAGCTTATTAGCGATCAGACCGCGCGCCGCGACGTCATACTCCCCTCGCACGGAGTGTACGTCGGCGCTTCGTCGAAGCCGTTCAGCGAGTACGCGTTCAAGCGTGGCGATAAGGCAGGGCTCCACTGGCGGATACCGAACGAAGCGCGTAAGCGGGTTCGCAAGATTTCCGTCGACACAAACTTCTGGAAGACCTTTGTCTTCTCACGACTCAAAACTGCGCCCGGCGATCCCGGTCGACTCGCGCTCGACGGCGACGCTAAGAGTCATGCGCTACTACTGGAACACCTAACGGCGGAGTCGTGCGTCGCAGTCGAGGCGAAGGGGAAGCGCGTCGACGAATGGCGAGCGAAGCCTGGGCGCGACAATCACTGGCTAGACTGCTTGGTTGGATGTGCTGTCGCCGCGTCCGTACAAGGGGCTAAGCTCGAAGCGACGCGCTCCGCTGTTAGAACGACTAAAACGCGACGTGTGTCGTTGCGAGAATTGCAGATGAGATGAGTACAAGAGAAGACCTCGGGAAAATACCGGCACAGCACAAACCGTTCGCGCGATTGTTACTCACAGCATTAGCGCTCAGTAAAAAGGAACGACCGAGCCTTAAAGAACGAGAGCAGATCTATAGGCGACTCTTAATATACGTTCGCTCGCTCACGATGATAATGATTGATGCAACTAAAGACGACTTCGCTCAAATGTATGCTAAGAGGATTGTTACAGTGTAGAAAGCTCAATAAATGACGAATGGGACGCTTTCTTCGATAGTCTTTATAAGACGAACTAGACCTAAAAGAGGGGAGAGAAAATGTCAGACAAACAACCGCTTGTTTATGGCACACTACGATCGATCAGCGACTCGTTAGAAGACTTGTACGAATGGCTCACGACGTTCAAACGCCCGTGCGACACAGAGCTTTCAGACGAACAGTACGAAGACCCAAACAGGGACGATTACTACCTTAAAAAGACCCCGCTCGACTTGATTCGCGAGATTGAGGACGACGTTGATTATGTCCGCAAGAATATAGGTTGACGAAAATGAAATTTTAAGGGCAGTACAATGGAAGAAACGAATCGTTTTGAAGAGTATAAGAAAAAGTACCCACGCACTGAATACGTGTATTCAAACGAGATTAGCAAACACCCCGATGAGCTTTATTTTGGTTATCCTCCGCTCCTTGTCAAAGACGTGCCTGTCGTTAGCGTTACCGCTCTTGAAATTGAATTAATCGAGCTTTATATAGCGTTCCCTAAACTGATACAAGAAGACGATGAGTGGTGGGATGAGATCGCAGGAGACCCCCGACTAGAACTTTCGGGTATTTTCTTATACTTTTACAACCTCGTAAATGACTTAGTAACAGACAATCATCTCGTCAGTTTCCAGCGCCTATATGAGATTCACGAGAACAAAGAGATTCGCGACTTTATTAGAGAATTAAAGATTGAAGCGGAAGCGAGAAAGCTAATCGGCGACAACTCGATTTATCTCGATAAGGCGCGACTTCAAGCACATTTGTGCATTGAAAGACTAGGTCGTTACATCGAATACAAAAGAGAACACCTCTTATAGCGCGCACGCATAGAAATCGTGGAGAGGACGTGTAGCTTTAACCTTTTCCTTCACGTCCATCGCGCTCTAGCGCAGACGGCGACTCGCTAGTTCAAGCGTTGTTTATTGGAATGCGGAACGACGCGCGAAGAATAAGCCCGTCGGCATAATCTCCTAGCATGGGGAGCGACTCAGGCGTTCCCCATGCGAAGGGAACTTCCTTTCTTACGAGTGGCTCTCGCCCTCGCGGGCGAGAGCTTTTAAGGAGACAAGGCATGGACGTTACTAAGAAAACAGAAATCATCGAACAATTCCTAGCTGACCTGGCGTCCCCTAAATCGGTGCGCACCGACTCCGGCGAAGTCGAACAGCACGACCTGCTCGCGAGAAAAAAGGCTATCGAGTGGGGCTTCGCAATGTCCGACGACCTCGAAGCGGAGGCGGCTGGTCGTCGACGCGGAATCGTCGTCGGTCAGATTAGGAACATCGACCACATGTAACAGCTGTTACGTGGAGCGACGCAGAAAAAGACTCTGAGGCCACGTCGCACCAGCGTAGTTGCTTCTCGCTGGTAAAACCGCAAGGGGAGTAAGTAACGCTATTCCATAAAGGCAACCTAGAGAAATATACTTTCAAGTCCCTCCCCGGGGGGGGGGACGTTTAATCTCGGAGAAAAAAGATGCAACATATACAAAAGCTCGACGGCGACTATCAGCACGCTTACCTCTTTGTTCTTCAAGCGCAGAATCCCGAAGGCGGTCAGCTCACGCGAGGGCAGCTCAATTCCGCAATCGACGCCGCCGGGGCGACGCTCGAACTGCTCGGCGCGAACGTGGAAGCGCACGCGTCGCTCATTCCGATCGAGACGGTCGAGGAAGGCAAGAGCGCACGACTCGTGATCGACGTCGCTGTGGAGGAAGTCGAATGAAGAAGAAACGAACGTCGCTTGTCGACCGCATGAACGAGAGAGTGCGCGCCACTCACTACGACGCAACCTCGCTCAAAGACCTGTCGGAATACTGGCGGTGGACGGATTCAAAGTCGGTCGACGCGTCGCTTGATCCGGAGACGCGCCGAAAGCTCCGTGATCGCGCGCGCTACGAGGTTGCGAACAATTCCTACGCGATGGGCGTCGCGCTCGCGCTTGCGAACGCCGTAGTCGGATCCGGACCGCGCTTACAGGTCTTATCGCTCGAAAAAGAGCTTGCGAACGATATAGAATGGGCGTTCGCCGAGTGGATGGAGCAGATCAGCCTTGCGGAAAAACTTCGCGCAATGAGAATAGCGAAGTTTCAAGACGGCGAGGCGTTCGCTGTGCTGTACAGTAACGAAGCGCGGGACAACTACCTGCCGAAACTCGACGTCATGCCGCTCGACGCCGAACGCGTCGCGGGCGAGAACGGAGTCGACGACGGGACAGTCGACGGAATTGAACTCGACGAATACGGGAATCCGGTCAGCTATCGTGTGCTCACTCATCATCCCGGCGACCTATCTTCGCGAAACTGGGCTCCAAACAGAACGAACGCGGAAACGACCGCGACAATCTACCCCGCGTCGAACGTTCTACACTGGTATCGTCGCACGCTTCCAGAACAGCATCGCGGCTGTCCGGAAATCGTCACGGCGCTCAATCTATTCGCGCTGCTTCGTCGCTACACGCTAGCGGTCGTTTCGGCGGCGGAGACTGCCGCAGATATTGCCGCGTTCTTAACGTCTGAAGTCGATTCCGGCGGATACGAACGTATCGTCGGCGATCCAATGGAACAACTCGACATCGTTCGTAACAAGATACTCACGCTCCCAGAGGGCACAAGCATTCAACAGCTTCGCGCGGAACAGCCGACGACGACGTACGGCGACTTCAAACGTGAGATACTCGGCGAAATTGGGCGGTCTCTACAAATGCCGGTCAACATCATTACCGGCAATAGCTCCGGATACAATTACGCGTCCGGACGTCTCGATCACCAGGAATATCAGAAAGCGATTCGTCTTCAACAAGCTGAGTGCGGCGTAAAAATCATGACGCCGATATTCCGAGCTTGGTTCGCCGAGTGGACGCTTGCGAACGCGCCCGAGCTTCGCGGATCAGTAGTGCCTGTGCAGTGGTACTGGGACGGCTTCGAGCACGTTGACCCCGTGAAGGAGGCGCAAGCGCAACAGATACGTCTCGCGTCCGGAATCACGAACTTGCAGATTGAAATCGGCAAGCAGGGCAGAGACTGGGAAGACGCGCTCGACCAACTGTACAAGGAACGCGCTATCTCTCGCGAACTTGCTGACAAGTACGGCGTTCAAGATATATTCGGCGCGACGCGTCAGATAAACTCGCCAGTGGAACAGAATGAGCCTGAGCCAGACCGAGCTGATTAAAATTTTCCTCTCGCCGATGAACGTGAACGTGAAGATAGAAAAGCGCCAGCTATTCGTCGACCATCTTTTACGCGGCGACATTACCACCGAGTCGCCCGGAAACGTATTAGCGGCGATGCTGGGCGTCTCGTCTAGTGTCGCGATCAAATGGCGCAACTTCTTTTTTGGTTACAAAACACAAGCGGAACGGTCCTACGAGAACTTCGTCCGGCGACTTGAAAACGACCTGCCCCTCTCTGAGAGCAGAGACGACGCGAGACGACGCAACGAAAATCGTCTCAAGAGAGAACGTCCAGCCCTCTACCAGAAGTACCTTACATACACTCGTGCGGCGCGTCGGCGTGCGCTGAGAGAGAAACGTATTGAAGAAATCGCCGAATACATCCGTACTGTGGGCGCTTCGCAGGAAGACGTAATGAAGAAGTTTAAGTGCGGTTGTGCATTTGCAGCGGAAGCGCGCGCGCTCGTCTACGACGACCTCGACGACGGCTCAGACCCGCCGGGAATCGCTAAATGGGACGAACTCTACGAACGCGAAGTGAACGGGTACGGCATGCGCCTTCAAAAGAAGGGCTGGAAGGTCTATCGTAAGTTGTGGGAAGAGCGCCGAAATCGACAGGAAGAAACGATTGGAATTACAGCGGAGAGGGTGCATGGATAAGCAAGGTTACGAAGCGCGCGACGATTTTTGGAAGCTCGCCGACTCGCTGCACAAACAGCTTGTGAAAGAAGAACGCGCGGCGCTTAAAAGTCTTCATTCGTACATCAGAGCGTTCGAGTACCCTGACGGCGCGATTATTCCGACCGACGAAGACAAACAGAAATGTAAAGACTACAAACTCGCCGTGGGCGCGATCTACTCGTACATGTGGACAGTGAGCGGCGCTCATAAGATACTCAAAAAGGCGTTAGGGAAGTGAGAATCGTATATTTAACCACTATCGGCGCGACAATCGGCAATCTCATCGGCTACATCATTACCGAAATCATTAAAGCGTTATGAACTACGGTTACGCGCGCGTCTCATCGATCGGTCAGCGACTCGACCGACAGATTGAAGAGCTACATAAAGTCGGCGTAACTGCGATATTTTGCGACAAACAGTCCGGTAAAAACTTTGAACGCGCCGAGTATGTAAGGATGCT